GTGGTAAGATTAAGATTGCTGTCGGTGATTGGCGCTGGAATAAGAGTGCCGCAATGCAAGACTCTTATCGTGTTTTAATTTCAATTTTTAATGAACAATTTAACATTGATATTCCTTTGAGTATTGATGAAGTTATGGATGAGTTTGAACCCTCTGAGAATACTGTAGCCGAAAAGGTTACTTTGAGTAATTATGGTAAACTACCAATTGAATCTCCTGATCCACGTATTAACGTTGAAAAGGTTGAGTTGAAAGCTGAACCAAAAAAGAGAGATGATATAACTGGTGGTAATGATGAGATTGTTCGTCCCAAAATGCCTCCGAAGAGTGATTGGCAACCAGTTTATGGTACCCCCGAAACTTCCCGTAAATATCAAGAAGATGATTTTGAAATTGGAATTGACACTATAATAATGCCTGAAATTAAAGGCAATGAGTCTGAAGAATTACAGCTAGAGAAAGAAAAGAATAGAGGTCTAGCAATGAAGCTTAAACTGAAGGCGATGGAATTTAAAGATGCCGCCACAGAAAAGTTGAAACAAGGTAAAGAGAACACTGAAACATGGTGGGCTGGTTTGAAGGATGATTTATTCCCTGACACCACTCCTGTGTATGATGAAAAAGGAAAGGAGAAAAAATTTGCAACATACAAATTAAAAATGGGCTACTTCTTTTTGGGCTTGTGGCAACACAAGTTTCTACTCTTTACAATATTATTTGCCCTGATCGGTGCTGCAGTTATTGCTGCTTATAATTATTACAAGGTTGGAAAACGAGTTAGACGTTATGAGTCTAATCAAAGTGTTTATTATGTATCTCACAATCGATGGTTAGTTCTTACTGCTTTATTATATGAAGTCATGTTTAGTCCTACAGATCGTAAAGGTCTGCATGAAACATTCCTTTCAATGTTTGATTTTAATCGCATTAGAAAAGAACGTAAGTTTTCAGGTGATGGATTTCCTGACTGGTTTGTTGGCGGTATGGCGAAACTTTCTGTTTTCGCTACATGGACTGGCATTATTGATGTAGGTATTAATTGGCTTACAAAAGTTGTTTGCGTTGTTTATTATACATATTCCTATGTGCCATTTAGTGCAAATTCTAAAGATGAAGCAATTGAATTTTATGTTTCACAATTAGAAAGTGACGATGAATACGTCGTGGTATTACATGAAGGAAAATTAGTGTATGAGAAGAACGACCAACCTGTGGAAATGCCCGGTAAATTGAAATCCATGACAACTAAAATGAAATTCGAGAGTAAATATCGTCATGGTGAAACTGCTCTTGATGTTGAGGGACGTAGAACGAATAGCTCAAAAGCTAAGAACGTCCTAAAAAAGAAATCTGGTAGATCTAGAACTTTAGGATTTGGTAATAAAAAACCTGGTCAATTTATGTTTGATTATACGTCTTTTAAAGATGGAGATTTTGTTGAAATCGGTACTACTAAATACTTTTTAGATGACGATGTTGATAGAGATGAGCTTGCTGAGTATATCGCAGCCTTCAATATTGATGTTGATCAGTATACTGTTTATAATGTGTTTTCAAAGAACCCTCGTGGTAAACTTAAGGATTTTGTTAATCATGAAGCTATTGATGTCTTCCCAGATCCAAAAAGTATTGTTAATAAAGCACAAATTAAAGATAAAACAGTAGTTTTTAGAGAAAAAGTAGAAAATATCAACAAATCAGAAATGCAGCCAGAACCTAAAAATCCTAAAGCTGCTGAAAAACCAAAGAGACAGCGTGGTCGTGGCAGAACTAAATCTCCGACCAAGGATGTCAAACAACAAAATGAAACAAAACTAGTTGTTGATGAAACACTAGTAGAAACTGTTGAAGAAGAAGCTATGTTAAATCCAAGCAATAAGAGAGTGAACTCTCAGGTTGTTGGTGAGTCACTTGGTTTAGTGTACGCTAAGAAAGGCG